TTCATCAGCGTCGCGCTGGTCTTTCTGTTGAGCAGCATCTCGCTGCGTTACTAATAATCCTGAGACGGCGGAAACGAAGTGTTTCGCCTCACTGCGCGAGAATCCGACATCCCTCAGCAGAGCCTCAGCCTCTTTCAGAGAGTTGATCGCCTCAATGGCGGACCGGACCTCAGTGATGCCCGCCATGGGGTTGGCAGGCACGGCCACAAGGGAGGTCTCGATCAGGTCGACAGACTTGATGTTCCGTCCACCCGTCTTCTCGTTCTCGCTGGCGTCGTTGATACGGAAGCCCACGGACATTGAGTCGATGGCCCCGTGCTTCAGGCTGGCATAAACATCCTTGGCAACGGAGTGGCCCGGGGTGAGTTCACCCTCGACCCAGAGGCCGTGATCGTCCTCTTTCATGTCCACCCACTTGCCGATAACCAGCGCGTGGTCATGGTTCAGCAGCATCCGTGTGGATCCCGCAGAGGCGCTCTCGAACGCCCCTTTCTCGAATACATCGCCAACGATATCGGCGTTGCCGAACGTCGAGGCGTATCCCTCAAAAGTCATCCCGTCCGTGTCGGACTTGACAACAATCTCACTGCTTATCGATTTGGTTGTCAGCATCTCGCTGTTCCTCTGTTTCATTGATCGGCCCCAGAGCCATTTGAGAGCGTGGTATGTCGCCACCATCTACAGGAGGCAGGTCCTCCTTGGCTCTGGCTTCATTGATTGTCATGACCCCGGCTTGGATCATGGTGCTGTAGTAGGATGCCCGTGACTGTGAATCCGTCCGCAGGAATTCGGTGGTGTCATGGCGGACCTGAATGTTTGGTCTGTTGCCTGCGAGGGTGTTGTCAATGGCATCCTCGAATTCACAGAGGTACGGACGCAGCGTCAGGTTCAAGAATGACATCATCTGCTGCTCGTAGCTGGCGGGCCATGCGGCGGAGTTGTTTCCTCCCTCGACCAGCACGGACGGCACACCGAAAAAGCGGCACACCTCGCCCACTTGGAACTCTCTCGTCTCCAGCATCTGGAGAGCGTCAGGCGGTAGGCCGATCTCCTGATACTCCATGCCGCCCGGGAGGAGCCACAGGCTGGCATCCTCGCCCACGCCGTTGTAGTGGGACATGATTTGCTCACGCTGGGCGTCATCAGGCATCGACTCAGTCTTAAGAAAGCCCGTGGGAGTGCCTGAGAACGCCGCTGAGGCCTTTCTCTCGCTGGCGATACTGACACCAAGGGTGGGCATCATTGCGCTCAGGGTGGAAAGCCCTACGGTCCCATCAGGGGACCAGCCGCGCCAGTGAAGAATCTGCTCCTGTGGATATACGTGCTTTTCGCCAACCTTGTAGAGAAGTTTGCCCTTATCCCTGTGAACGAGCACAAACTCTGGGTGGATTGGCTGAAGAGAGGTGATGCGACCCTGCTTGTTGCGCGTGATCAGGGCATAGGCGTTTCCCCACAGCACCCGGCTGACCCACATGGCAGCCTTGAACTGCTGCCCAGTCATGTAGCTGTTGGGCTTGTTCAGGACGTAGGCGAGGTTGTCTGTTCTGGGGACCTTCACCATGTGTGTGTCCCGGCTATCGTACACGCCCAGTGGCAGAGTGGATCCAGACTGAACAAGCACTCGTGTGCAGGCCCAGACAGCGGACAACCCCAGCGCCCTCTCAGACGTTGGGGCAACCCCAGAGACCTCCGAGGAGTTGAGCAGCACGGGGGTCTGCTGTCCCGTAGGGGATTGCTTGGTCGCTTGACCGCCGCCCCACCATGTAAAAAATTTCATATCAAACCCTCAGTGATCCGGACTTCAGCCCGGAGAAATAATCCAAGATTCCAGACTCCTGCTTCTCGCGCAGGTACAGACCTGTCGCCATCACCAGCGCAACGAATCCGTCAATCTTGCAGACGGGATCGTGTGGCCTCGCCTTGGTAGGGAACAGGTTCTCTTTCGCATCGACCTTGACCTGAACGGACCCCATCATGAGGTTCATGAGAAGGTTGTCATCGTGGCGGATGGCCTGATCCGCTATCATGGCCTCGATCTCTTTCGTTGGATCAGAGAAGTATCTGACCTGATGCGGAAACGAGATCATTGGGACGCCACGTCCCTGAAGCCGTGTGGCGAGGTAGTTGGCCTGCCACTCGTCAAAACCGACCTGCTGCACGGAGTACCGTGTAAGTAGTGATCTGGTGTGATCCTCGACCAGTGCGTAATCCGTGCTGGCTCCCGGGGTCAACTCCAGATGCCCCTCAGCTGCCAGCCTGAGCCACGTTGCGTTATCGGTCTCCTCCGGGCAGAAGAATTTCGGGCGAACGTGAAGTATACCATCCGGGCCTTGAATGAGGGCCACTACGGCGGTTATATCGCGCTTGGATGCCAGATCGATGCCTACCCACGCTCTGAGGCCCTCCAGCGGGACCTCAGCGTCCACCAGACCCCGCCATTGGTGCAGGTTGATGAAGGCCCTCTTGGATCCCACCCACCTGTTAAGGTGCTTGATCTGGAAGACCGCCTGCCTCTCCGCCGACCTCTCCGCCGCAGCTAGTTGCGCCTTCAGGAAATCAGGATTCACGGAGACCCCAAGATTCGGGTTCGCCTTGACGACGGAGTCCCAATCATTCCACTCATCGTCATCGTCGATGGTGTAGATGAGCACAAATTGGCGGTCATCTGCTATGTCGCCGTTGAGAATCGCCATCGCATCGCCGCGCCTTGCGAAGCAGGGACCGGACTGATTGTCCCCAGCGGTGGTGATGCAGAGTAGCAGGGGCTCGTCTCCATCTGGAGTGCCGCCCCTAGCGCCCATGCCTGTCAACATCGTGTCGAACAGGTCAGAGGTCTTGTGTTCATGAAATTCGTCGATGATCGCCGTGGAGGGACTGCCACCGTCCCCGGGGTTGCCAACCAGTGGCATCGCCCTGGATCCGGTGGAGGAGACTGCGATTGACTTCCCGTAAGCCCTCACGTCATAGAACGACCTGAGATCATCTGAGATCCGGACCATCTCCTGCATAGGCCTGAAGACCTCGAAAGCCTGATCCTGAGTGGTAGCGCCTGAGTAAACCTCCGCGCCTGACTCTTTGGATTCCAGAAGCGTGTACAGACCGATGGCGGCGGCAATTGCGCTCTTGCCGTTCTTTCGAGGGATCTCGATGTAGGTGGACGTGGTCAGGCGCATCCCGTCGCGCCAGAAACCAAAGATCCCGGCAATCATGAATACCTGCCACGGCTCAAGCCTCAGGAGCTTCTTCTGCGTCCTCCAGCGACCCTTGGTGTGTGGCAGCGCCTCGATGAATCGACAGACCCGGCGAACCTGTGCTGGCTCCCAGTCTATGTCCTCCCGGTCCATGAACGACAGGAACCTCTCCGCCGCCATGTGGATTGTCTTGGCAGCTGGAACCTCACCAGCCAGCACGTCTTCAGCGTACTGGACAGCAACGGCGGCGTGGTCAGTCATCGAGCCCGCCAAAGGCGTTACCCTTGGGCTTGCTCTTCTCCTGCCCGCCCAGCTTGTTCCTGTCAGCAGGGGTCATGCCAAACCGGGCCATGAGGTTGATCATGGTCGCCAGTTTTGAGGTGGGGAAGTCCTGAGGGGACTGCCTGAAGCCCCACAGGAGCTCTGAGGCCATCTCAAGTGCAATCCTGTCGCCACCCGTCAGCACGGAGGGAGGGAGATAGCTCGAAATCTCGAACCAGCAGGCAGAGGGACCCTCGTCCATGTGTTCGGGAGGGTTGCCCAGAGGATGCTCCGAAACAGGGACCTCCGGATACCGCTCAGGGTGGAGCTTGTAGGTCCCGTCCGCTATCGCTTGCTCCCGGCTTTTCTTAATGTACGGCATCTGCGTGTCCTCGGCATGGTCTGGTGAGTGAATGGCCCTGAGACGCTCTGAGAGGCTCTCTAAGGCGATATCTCTGTCTGGGGTGTGTTGGTAGGGCTAGAGGGGAAGATGGGCTTAGAGTCGATCTGAGAGGGCCTGAAGCGTAAAAAAACGCAAACGGGAGCGCATGAAGGGTAGTGCGTATCTCCCCCTAAGGATTTTCCCCACCCTCCCCCCGGGGAGGTGCTGCCTGTCTGCCCTACCATTCCTCGTCAGGTTCAATCCCTGCTGCCCTCAGCATTGCCACCCTATCCGGGTCGGACCTCAGGTTTCTCGCCTTTCTCTCTCTGCTGGTCTTCTTAACGTGGCAGGGATGGCAGAGTGTTTGGTAGTTGGATCCGTCCCGTTTGTTATTTGTCCAGTCCCCGTCAATGTGATCCACTTCTGACCCGCCCCTTCCGCAGAAGGCGCACAGGGGATTAGCCCGGATATGCTGACCCCGGATATTCCGCCATACTTTACTCCGGTAAAACCGCCTCTGTTCCGTCCAGTTCCTTTTCGACGGTTTCTTGATCGATGGTGTCTCGAGCTTCGGGAGCTTCAGTCTTGGGACAGTCAACGTCATCTTGATCCTCGGGTTCTGTGGGTTGTGCTGTCTGAGCAGACAGGTACTGTCTCACCACCTTTGCCTCATACGGGCCGCCAGCGCGGACCACTCCAAACGCCCTCCCAGTGTGGGGATCTACATGGACTGAAACCTTCCCTTCTCGCTCCAGCCGTTTGAATTTAGATGTGCTCATGTTCAATCTCCATAGCCATTGCGCAGATTGCACTCGACAATGTTACCTTCGAGCTGGGACCTGTGAATCAGAAGATCCCTGACGGTCTCGTCAGTCTTGCGTTCCGCCATCTCGCACTTCACTGGGCCCTGCCTGATCACTGAGCAGCTGCTCAACACCAACATCAAGACAAGCATGCACAGCGTCACGTATGTTCTCTTCTTCAATCTCTCTCTCCTCGCTGAGCTTGTCGATGTACCTGTCAGCCAGCTGGCTGTACCGGGCCATGTCCTCCTGTGCCGCCCTGCACTCGGCAACGGTGACACGCAGGCCCTGCACGTACCAGACACCAGCAGACACCGCTATGCCCAAAAGGGCAACCAGAAGGTTAGATGCCCTCTTCGATGCCCACCATATTGCCGCCTTGGCGATGATTGCTTGCAAAGGGATACCCCCCCTATTTTTTCTGAAGGTCTTTCTGGAAACGCTCAATGCGTCTCACGTAATGCCGTGGCTCGTCCCACAGGCAGGGTTCCACCTCTGCGTAGATACGGGATCCGCCGCAGTCCCTCTGGTGCATCAGGACGGTCCCCAGACCTGCGTTGTAACTCGCAAGGCCGAACCTTGCCGACTCCATGGGATCCTGTCGCTTAAACTGGCGAAACATACGCATATCGTAGTGGATGCCTAGTTGTAACGAGCAGCGCGGCGACCACGGCGAGCAGTCTGCCCTGAGCCTCTGGCTCTGCTCGTCAAATGTCTTGGGCATCAATTGCATCACGCCCATTGCACCCGCCCGACTCTTTGCATACGGCTCGTACAGGCTCTCGGCTTTTGCCTGAGCAGAGAAGAGGGTCCAGTGGTGCTCAGGCAGATACTTGCTGCCATAATCCCTAAAGAGGGACTCGTAGGGGGATCCCTGCCCCGCCTGACCAGTCCCACTGGGCAGAACAGCGAGAGCGATGATCAGGGCTAGTGGGGTCAGGGAATTAAACGATGTATCTACCGACAACCGCATTGAAGATGATTGCAACGGCTAGGACCCTCGCACCAAAGTAGATGGAGGCGGGCAGAGGGTTCGTCTCAAGCATCTCGCGCACATTGGGCCAGTAAAACCCTGCGCGGTGATCCAGCAGTCTCAGGACGTAGTTCAGGCCGCTAATTGCGACCAGAAGGAGAATAAGGGTCAGGAGGAGGTTGATCAGGATCACTCTGGTGCCTCCTCGCCGTCTGAGGGGATGAAAGTTCGATAGCACCCATGGACAGGGCCGTCACGGTCATACATAACGTATCCCCAGTCCGTTAATTTGGTGGGGTACACCGCCTCATGAAGGTCCTCTAGCTCGGGTTTGTCTGGGTTTTCCATTTTTTCGTCCTTGTGCGTCTCTTCACTTCCATTGTACCATTTTTAGGCGCTCTGAGGGCCATTCTAAGCCCGCAAAAAGAAAAACCCGCCACTCAGGGCGGGTAAGCTCTTAAATCGCCTTAGAAAGGCTCTCAGGCCCTCCAGCGTCCATCGAATATGTCAATTATTGTTCTTTTTCCGTTTGCGTATTGCAATACATGGCTATTTGTGTGTGTGCCCAGTCCGCCCTCATATTCGAGGGTCCCACAGGACTTCCCAGTCTGAAAAACACTCAGGTGGACACCTGCGGTGTGGCTGTGTCCGATTGTCGCCTTGTGGGTGGTGTTGGCAATGCCCCGGGCGGAGCCTCTAGCCCCATTCACGCCCCTGTGGCCGTGCTGGGAGTGATCCACGCCGCCGATCATGTAGGGACGGTCTCCGGTGACCCATTTAATCCCTCTCTTGAGCCCTCTTGATGCCGCATACAGCTGGAACAGCCCTGAGCGGTCCCCACGCCTCACAGCGTCCCTGAGCAGCATCTGGAGCTCACAGTGGACATCCGCATTGACGTGGTCCTCCATGGGGTTAGTCCGTGAGAGCCACTGCTCAAGGTGATCGTGGTGGTTCGAGTCGCACACCACCACTGAGCGGGTCCCCGGTGGGGTTGTGTCACGCAAGTGCTCCACCGCCTGATCCAGCTCGGTCCTGACGCATGAGTTGAGGCCCTGAGACTTGGCAAACATGGTCCGATACGATTTCTCATGATGGTGGGACCCGGCATACATGTCCAACACGTCATGTCGGACCAAATTCTTGGGCTTGCATACTCCAACAATCGAGTCCGGACCTCTGAATGTGGCATCGACAACATCCTGCCTGATGAACCTGACGTGCTCATCACCAAGGACGAGACTGGCGGCCCTCTTGGCTGGTTTCACGCCAGAGGGCGTGTAATCCTTGTCGAGGTCCGTGAATCCCTTAGGGCAGATGTTGACCTGTCGGATAAACCTGTCCTTCCCAGACACCTCTACCACCAGCGCACCCGTCACATGGTGAAATGCAGCCTTGGCTCCCGTCTTCGTGGGGCTGTACTGTTTTTGCGTGATAGCGCCCGGGGTGTAGAATCGGTTGGGCAATTCAGTGATGGGAGTTGCCACCGCAACCATGCTCTGCTGGCCGTGCCCAAATATGCTCCATGTGTTGCCCACCAGCGGGGCCATGCCAGATGACGGGTTCACGGCTGTGGGCGAGATCTGGATGTCGCCACGGGCGTACAGGGACGGGCCTAGCCTGACCTTGGAGTCTATGATGTATGGCTTGACCTCGTCCGCCCACCACTCCTGATATTTGGCCTTGTGGTGAGGCTTCTTCCATTTGTAGCGGCACGGGATGATGATCAGCTCTGCATCGTTATACTCACAGTACACCAGCAGGCTCTGAAATGCCGACTTGTTGACGGGGGTGTTGTTCATGGCCGTGGTCACAACAAACCGGGATCCGCTCCCCACCACCTTCCCCTTGGGGAGAGGCTTGGGCTTCACATTGTCCGCCGTCTTGGCCGTGCAGATTGCGCCACAGCCACGGCACTCGTAGCGCTGGTTTCCTGCCCTCGTCTTGCCCCGGGAGCGCATCATGGGCCGCTCACAGGACTTGCAGTCCGGCCTGTTTGGGTCATTCACTGACACGCACCTTTTCATAGATTAACTCCCTCGTGATCGTGGTCCTTGGCCCACTCCATGAGCCAGTCGAGGTACACCTGAGCTTTCTCAAGATCCTGCAACCCGCCCTTCTTGCGCCAGCGACAGACGTACTTGATGACATTACCCTCAAGAAAGTTCATGTCCCTGCTGACTATCAACTCAATTGGCTCGATTCCGCCACCGTCAGTGATGTAGTGGGATTGTTTTTTGAGGTCAGTCATTTTCCACCTCCAAGCACCGCATTCACTGTCGCCCTGATGAGGGTGAAGCCCGGGATGAGCCCGAAAACGACAGCGATTGTGACCCATGAGAATTCAACCATCCCCTCCAGCTTCATAGCTGCCAGCATGGCGGTGACAGCGGTCACCATCCAGATCAGCGCCACGTAGCCGCTCAGGCCTTCAAGCATTGTCCTTAGCCCAAGCGCCACAGCAGTGGCCTGCAAACGGTCTCTCTCTTTCTTATCGATCATCCTGATATCCTTCCGTGCAAGTGATTGTGTGTGTACCGTCATCGTGCGACTCGACCTCAGCAACGCCCTCAGAGCGGCACAGGTTGATGTACCCACGAGCCTCGTAAGTGTGCTCGGTGTGGTGGACCCAGAGGACCTTGCGCCCGACTGAGTCTGCTATCAGGGTCCATGCCCATACAGCGGCGAGGAACACGCCCACGCAAACCAGCACCCTGTCATAATCAATCTTCATCCGAATAACCTCCCCTGTGCATATGCTGCTTCAATACGCTCACAAGCGATGTCAAAATACTTGCGTTCAATTTCGATGCCGATGAACTTCCGACCTAGATTGGCGCAGGCGACTCCGGTCGTTCCCGACCCCATGAAGGGGTCGAGGATTGATGCGCCATCTGGCGTAAACCCAATAGACCACTCCATTACCCGTAAAGGCTTTTGTGTTGGGTGTCCAACCCTTTCTGCGTTTGTTGCGCTTACTGAATGGATAATGTGCCGCGCAGGTTTATCTTTGTTTGTCCAAGCGTACTCTGTTGACGCAAATGTCGGCGCAGCATCAGGTTTTACCCATGTCAGCCATTGGCGCATTACAGGAAAGGAAAATCTTTCACCACCCCAAACAATTACGGTGTCAGCGTACTCTGGAAGCCAAGAAACATCTGGTATTTTTTCATCCCATACGCCAAGC